GCGGCCCTATCCCGTGTCGGAAGAGGTGATCATGGCCACGGTGGGCGGCGAGGACATGCCTGTCACTCCCAGGGAGCTGAGACGGGAGATGGATTACCTGGAGGACCGCAAGCTGATAGTAATCAGCGGCAAGGACACCGCCTTCTGGAGCGCGGACCTGACCCATCACGGGGTCGACGTGGCGGAGTATACCGTCGAGTGCCTGCCCGGGATCGCCCGCCCGGCGAAGTACTGGTAGGGGGAATCATGCAGCGGTCGAGCGTGGAACTGTTACCCGATGAGGTGCGCCGGGACCTGGAGAAAAAACTGATCCGCGGCGGGTTTGCCGGGTACGAGGGGCTGGCTGAATGGCTCCGGGAGCAGGGATACGAGATCTCAAAATCCAGCGTGCACCGGTACGGGAAGAATTTCGAGGATAGGCTGCGGGCGCTCAAGGTGGCCACGGACCAGGCCAAGGCCATCGCGGAGGCCTCGGAGGATGACGCGGGCGCCATGAATGACGCCATCATCCGGCTGGTGCAGACCAAAACGTTCGAGCTGCTCGTTGAGCTGGAGGTGGATAACAAGAGCCTCCCCAGGATCGGCCAGATGGTTGCCAAGCTGGCGCAGGCCGCGGTGAGGCAGAAAAAGTGGCAGACGGAGATGGAGGCTGCGGCGAGGAAGCGGGCGCTCGAGGACGCGGCAAACGCCATCGAGAGTGCCGCCTCCGAGCAGGGCCTGAGCAGTGACCAGGCTGAATTCTGGCGCAAAAAGGTACTGGGAGTTGCGTAATGACCGACCGGCCCGGGGATATCGAGCGCATACTAAGCTGGGATGAATTGCCTCCCAGCGTGCGGGAGATCCCGGAGGGATACGACCCCCTGGCTGAAGGTGTGCTCATGAAACACCAGGCCGGGTGGATCAAGCAGATCCACGCGTATCCCCTCAATATCGCAGAAAAGGGGCGGCGCACGGGCATCACCTTTGCCACGGCCCTGGACGATACGATCACGGCTTCGAGTAAAAAGAAGGCGGGCGGGGATAACGTCTATTACATCGGCGACACCAGAGAGAAAGGTCTCGAGTATATAGGCTATTGCGCCCACATGGCCAGAGTCATGGCGGCGGCTATGGCGGACGGATGGCAGGGAATAGAGGTGTTCCTGTTCGAGGACCAGCAGCCGGACGGATCGTCAAAACATATTACCAGTTACCGGATCAGGTTCGCATCGCGTTTTCAGATAGTGGCCTTATCATCCAGGCCGGCGAGCATCCGGGGACTGCAGGGCAAGGTCAACATCGACGAGGCGGCGTTTCACCTTAATGTGCAGGCCGTGATCGATTCCACCCTGGCCCTTATCATATGGGGCGGGGACATCCGCATCATAAGCACGCACAACGGCGACAAGAACCCGTTCAACCAGCTCATCCACGACACGAGGGCGGGACTGTTCGCGTTTAAGATATTCAGGGTGACATTCGACGATGCCGTTAAAAACGGGCTGTACGAGCGGGTCTGCATGGTCAAGGGATGGACCCCGACGCCCGAAGGGAAAAAGGAATGGTACCAGCGGGTGCGCGGGGCATACGGGGCCAACACGGCGGCCATGAAAGAGGAGCTGGACGCTATCCCCAGGGAAGGATCGGGGGTGGCAATCCCCGGCATTTTGATCGAGGCATGCATGAAAGAGGTGAGGCCGATCATACGCCTCGCCCTGGACAATAATTTTGCCCTCAAGGGGGAGGATTACAGAAAATCATGGTGTGACGAGTGGATCCGGATCCACCTCGCGCCGCTCATGAAAGGGCTGGACAAAACGCTCGATCACGTTTTCGGGCAGGACTTTGCGCGGTACGGCAATTTTTCCGTTATCGGCCCCCTGGAGATCTTGAAAAACCTGGTGCGGAAATGCCCCTTTCTGGTGGAGATGCACAATGTGCCGTCGCGCCAGCAGGAGCAGGTGCTCTGGTACATGATAGACAACTTCCCGAGATTCCGGGGCGGTGCGATGGATGCGACCGGGCCGGGGCTGACGTTTGCGGAATACACGGCGGACAAGTACGGCCGGCCGCTGATCGAGGAGATAACCCTGAACGATGCCTGGTACAGGGAGCACATGCAGCCGTTCCAGGACAGCTTCGCAGATCAGACGATCGACCTGCCGCGCGACGCGGACGTAAAAAACGACCTCCGCGCGCTCGAGCTGATCGACGGCATCATCAAGCTGCCCAGGCTGACGGTCAGCGATACAAAAAACCCGAAGTTCATGCGGCACGGAGACGCGGCGATCGCGCTGGCACTGGGACATTATAAATCGATAAACATGGGCGGCGGGCCTGTGGAATACAAAACCATTTCGAAGCGCCGGTTCGCCGGCGTCAAGGGGACGTGGTGAGAGTAGCTGTCAGCGATCAGCGATCAGCTATCAGCGATCAGCCATTCGACAAGCTCATGGTCCCGAGCCCCTCGGCCTTGAGCTCGGGGCCGAAAGGCAAAGCCGAGGGACGATCAGCTAAAGTGCGGAGCACTCTATGATACTGGACCAGTTCGGACGGGAAATCAAGACGATGAAGGCGCCGGAGCGGCGGCCCCTGGCGGCGGCGCCGGTCCTGGATTCGTGGCGGGAGTATGTGAGCGCGGGCCTGACCCCGCAGCGGCTCACGACCCTGCTCAAAGAGGCGGATTCCGGGAATGTGCAGAGACAGGCCGAGCTCTTCGACCAGATGGAGGAAAAGGACGCCCACCTCCTGGGGGAGGCGGAGAAGCGAAGAAACGCCATACTGGACGTGGAGTTCCGGGTTTCGCCGGCCTCGGAGGACAACCGGGACGTGAAGGTGGCGGAGTTTGTCCAGGAGTACTTCGACAATTCCACGGACTGGGACGATACCCTGGTCTCGCTCCAGGACAGCGTCGGGAAGGGTTTCTCGGCCCTGGAGATCCACTGGGACACATCGTCCGGCCAGGCCATGCCGCGGGACCTGGAATTCATCGAGCAGAAACGGTTTCTGTTTACCGATCCGGCCGGGTACCTGCGCAAATATCCCCGCCTGATCTCGGACGAGAACACGATGGGCGAGGAGATTCCGGCCTGGAAGATCCTCTTCCACCGCTACGGGGGCAAGGCAGGCCACGCGGCGCGGTCCGGGATCTACCGGGTGTGCGCGTGGATGTTTCTTTTCCGCAACTACTCGCTCAAGGACTGGATGGCATTCCTGGAGGTGTTCGGGATGCCTCTCAGGCTGGGGAAATACGACACCGGCGCGGGCCCGGAAGACAAGGACGCCCTGATCACGGCCATACAATCCCTGGGCTCGGACGCGGCCGGGATCATCTCCAAAAATACGGAGATCGAATTCGTCGAGGCGGTCAAGCACGGGGCCGGGGGGAACAACCCGTACGAGACGATGGCCGTGTACTGCGGAAAGGAGATATCCAAGGCCCTGCTGGGCCAGACCCTGACCGCGGACGTGGGCGACGTGGGCTCCTACGCGGCGGCCAGGACCCACAACGAGGTGCGCATCGACCTGGCCAAGGCGGATACGCGCACCGTGGGAGCGACCGTACGGTATCAGCTGATACGGCCGATGGTAGGATTCAACTTCGGATGGGATACACCGGTACCCGGATATGCGGCGATCTGGAACGAGCGGGAGGATCTCAAGAGCCTGAGCGAGGTATACAAAAACGTGATCCAGTTCGGCCAGCCGGTTTCCGCCGAGCACGTGAGCGAGCGGTTCGGGATCCCGCTGCCGGAGGATGATCAGACGATTTTGCAGCCCGTGAGTTCCGCCCCGATGGCCATGAAGCGTTCAAGTTCGGCCCAGGCTGCGAGAATGGGGCCAAAGACGGCTAGAATTACGCGTCTCACGGCGAAAGACGACCCTGGGCCTGTTTTTGACGCTGAGCAGCAGGAACTGGAGGAGCTCGCGGACGATTCCGTGGGGCTTGCGGCCGGGGCATGGAAAGGGATCGACGGCCCGGTCCGGAAACTGATCGAATCCAGCTCGAGTCTGGAGGAATTGCGCGACAGGATATTTGATGTTTATGCGGACCTGGACCCGGCGGACCTGGAAAAGCTGGTACGCGACGCCCTGGTCACCGCGGCCCTTGCAGGCGCGGCGGACGCGGCAAAGGGAAGAAAGAAAAAGGCTGACAGGGCATAGGGAAGGAGAAATGGAACTGACGCTGCGCATTGGGGGCGAGGAGATAGTTGTTAAGGTCCTGGATGACCTGGGTGACAGGGCGCGGGATCTCAAGATGCCCCTGGCGGATTTCGGCGAGCGCATGGTCAGAAAGATATCGAAGCGGCTGTCCGGTCCGGCGCTCAAGGAAAGGACGGGCAGGCTCAAGGGCAGCCTGACCCACGAGGAGAGCGCCGATATGGCGGAGATCTCCGCGGGCGGCGGCCCCGGCGAGGTGGATTACGCGGCGATACACCACTACGGCGGGACGATCAGGCCGAAAAAAAAGAAGTTCCTGACCATCCCGTTTCCGGGCGGGCCTGCGGATAAGCGCGTGCCGCTGCGGGCCGCGGATTTTGAAGATACCTTCGTGGCAAAGGGGATCATCTTTCAGAAGAGGGGCGAGGATATCGTGCCGCTGTTCATACTCAAAAAATCCGTAGTGATCCCGGCGACGCCGTACATGTACCTGGAAGACTCGGACGAGCGGTATCTCAACGAGTCGATCGCCGATTTTATCGCGGGGGCGTGGGCATGAAAGGGATGCCGTTTGCAGAGGCGGTGGAATTTTTCCAAAAGAAGACGGCCATGCCCGGACCGGAGTTCGAGACCCTGGCGGCGGAAGTGGGTGACTATGCACACAGCCTGGCGTTTACGGTGTCGCGCATCGGCTCTGCCGACCTGCTGCAGGACCTGCACGGGGAGATCCTGAAGGCCATCGAGGAGGGCGGGACGTTCTTCGAGTTCCGCGAGGGGATCGACGAGATCATGGCCCGGCGGGGCTGGGCAGGCATGACGCCCTACCGGCTGGACAATATCTTCAGGACCAATATCCAGACCGCCTACAGTGTGGGCCGCTACAAGCAGATGAAGTCCGTCGCGGACCGCCGGCCGTACTGGGAGTATGACGCGGTGAACGACACGCACACGCGCCCGAGCCATTTGGCACAGGACGGCAAGATCTATCGCCACGATCATCCGTTCTGGAACACGTGGATGGTTCCAAATGGATTTCGGTGCAGATGTGTCGTGCGTTCCATTTCGGCAGAGGAAATGCAGGAGGAAGGCCTCAAGGAACAGACGCAGGTCACGGATCTGAAGCCGGACGAGGGATTCCGGTACAACCCCGCGGTGCGGAAATGGCGGCCGGACCCGGGAAGATACGACCCGCGGCTGCGCGACCGGATGGAGGAAGCCATATGGGATTAAAACTTTTATACGTACTCAAAAGCATCGAGGGCGCCCCGGGAGAATTCCAGCTTTTTCCGTACGGAAAGATCGGGATCGAGGGCGAGGACGATGCGTTTGTGGACGGCGAATCGATGGACGCCGTTATCGCCGATTTCGAGCGCCGGGGAAACGACATGGTCATCGATTACGAGCACCAGACCCTGAAAGACGTGCAGGCCCCGGCCGCGGGATGGGTCAAGAGGCTCATCAACCGCGGCACCGAAGGGCTCTGGGTGATCGTGGAATGGACCAAACAGGCAAAGGAATACCTGGAAAACCGGGAGTACCGCTATTTCTCGCCGGTATTCTGGGTCTCCGACAACGGGCGGAAGATCGTCAAGATCGAGAACGTGGCCCTGACCAATTATCCGAGGATCAATAACCTGCGGCCGATCATGGCCAAGATGAGCCTGGAGGAAGAACGGCAGGCCAGGGAGAACCGCTCGAAAAAATACAAGATCGGCATCAAGGAAGGCGGGCACGTGACAAAGCCGGGCGAGTGGGAAAGCGTGCCCGACGACGAGTGGCTGGACCCGGTGAATTACCGCTATCCCTGCCCGGACGCGGCCCAGACGCGGGCGGCTGCGGGCTACTGGGGCCGGGAGGATAACCAGGCCCAATACAACCCCGAGGAGCGCTCGATCATCAACGAGCGACTAGATAAGTTCCGTAAAAAATTCAACATCGGAGAGTTCCGAAAGGAGGCAAAAATGTTAGAAAAACTTAAGAAGCTTTTCGGGCTGGCACAGGACGCCGGCGAGGACAAGGTGGTCGAGGCCGCCGAGGCGGTCGTGGCCAAGAGCAAGGACCTGGAAAAGCAGGTCGCGGAAAAACCGAAAGAGGTCGTGGCCAAGGAGGTGATCGAGGCCCTGGATCTGAAAGAGACGGACGGCGTCTCGACCGTGGTGGCATCCATCCACGCGCTCAAGCAGACCGGCAAGGGAACGGTATCCAGGGAGGATTTTGAGAAACTGCAAAAAGACCTTCGCAAGCGCGACGCGGACGAGATCGTGGCCAAGGCTATGGCCGAGGGCAAGATCACGCCGGACCAGAAAGAGTGGGCCGCACAGTATGCGGAGCGGGACCTGGAAGGATTCAAGACCTTCGTGGCCAAGGCGCCGGTGGTGGTCCCGATGGACAAGCTGCCCAAAAAAGAGACCAGGGCGGACGACGTAATCGCGAATGAGGCGGTCCTCAATGTGGCCAAGATGTTCGGGAACACGCCGGAGGATATCAAGAAGTACGGGGGACTGTAAATAGCCAGGAAGCACTCAGCACTCAGCGATCAGCTGAAACCAAAGAGCTGAAAGCTGAACGCTGACAACTGACAACTAAACGACTGAAAGGAGTGAATTATGTCAGCATTAACCCAAGACAAAGAACTGCAGTACACCGAGGGGGTGGAGCTGCCCTTCGAGATATACCGGGCTACCGAGATTTTCGGCGGCAGCTACGTGTGCGTCCGGGCCGACGGCTATGCCACACCCGGCAACGACGCCGCGGGCCTTATCTTCGAGGGCGTGGCGGTCGAGCACGTGGATAACTCCCTCGGCGACGACGGCGATAAAGTCGTGGTCCTGCGCAGGCGCGGCCTGGTCAAGGCCACCCTGGGTACGGCCATCACCATCGCCAACGTGGGAGACAGCGTCTACCTGGTGGATGACCAGACGGTGGACGTGGTGGGCAACACAACGCATGACATCTTTTGCGGCATCATCGCGATGTATATCGACACCACCCATGCCTGGATCGATATCGAGCCGGCCATACGCCAGTCCGATGCGGCGGCCCATATCTCCGACGGCACCGACGCCCATATGGCCTCTGCCATCGGCATCGTGGATGCGGGTCCCTTCACCGCCGAGACCGAGGTGGAAGGCGCTCTCCAGGAGATTTACCTGCATCTGATCAACACACAGAAATTCATTCCGATCCCCCTGACATCCTGGATGCTCAGCGACGGAACGAACACGGTCACTTTCGGAGGGCCTGCGACCGATCCGATCCTGGATATGACCAACGGCGATACCGACAGCGCACTCAGGTGGGCATGGGTAGCTACCAGCGTGGTGGCGATCATCACTCAGGTACCGCTGCCGCCGGATATGGACGTCACGAAAAATCTGGTTCTCCACCTGCTGACCAAGAAGGACGCGGACGGCGATACCGTGACTCTGGCATCGGATGCCTATTTCATGGACGGCGACACCAAGGTGGAAGACGTGACGGCAACCATCGCCCAGGCATTCGGAGAGACCATAATCACGATCGCGCTCGCGGACATTCCGGCAGGGGCCCAGACGGTAACCATAGAGCTGACCCCGAGCGCGCACGCGTCTGATGCGCTCTATGTGCAGGGATCCTGGCTTGAGTATACGTCCAAGCTGCTAACATAAACAAGAGATGTTCACCGTTGACCGTTCACCGTTTTCCGACGGCCAGCGGTGAACGGACAACGGACAACGGATAACGGTCAACGGACAACAAATTAAGAGGAGGGTTGAACCATGATAGTCAACAGAGACAATTTAACAGCGGTTTTCATCAACCTGAAAACCACCTTCAACAAGGCGTTCGACGAGGCCCCGAGCCTGTGGCAGCAGACCACCATGCTCGTGCCGAGCGGGTCCGGACAGAACGATTACGGCTGGCTGAGCCGGTTCCCGAAGATGCGGAGATGGCTCGGGGACAAGGTGCTCAAGGCCCTGGCCGCGTTCAAATACACGGTCGTGAATGAGGACTGGGAGGCCACGGTCGAGGTGGACCGGAACGACATCCAGGACGACAACGTCGGCATGTACGAGCCCCAGGCCAGGGATGCGGGATTTTCCGCCAAACAGCTGCCTGACGAGATCGACGCGGAGCTCAAAAATGGTGCGTTCGCGAGCGATTGCTACGACGGGCAGTATTTTTACGACAGCGATCACAGTGTGGCAGGCGCCAGCGTGAGCAACCTGGGAACCGCCGCCCTGTCCGCGGCCACAACGGCAGCGGCAGCCGCCAGTTACGGAGCGGCCAGGCTGGCCATTATGAGCTTCACGGATGACGAGGGCAGGCCCCTGGCGCTGATTCCGGATCTGCTCGAAGTACCGCCGGCCCTGGAGGCAACCGGCAAGCTGCTCCTGGAGAACGACAAGTTCACGGACGAGTCGCCGAATCCGTATCAGGGCACGGCGAAGCTGCTCCTCAACCCGAGGCTGACCAGCTCAACCGCGTGGTACCTGCACGTGACCAACCGGCCGCTCAAGCCCTTCATTTATCAGGAGAGGCAAAAGCCGGTATTCGTGGAGCAGACCACCCAGGAATCCGACAGCGTGTTCATGAGGAAGAAATTCCATTTCGGGGCGGAGGCCAGGGCGGCCGGAGGATACGGGCTCTGGCAGATGAGCTACGGCAGCACCGGAGGGGGATAAACGAAAATTGAGGGATTGCGAATTGAGGGATTGAGGAATTCCTAAATCCCTCAATTCCTGAATCTCTAAATCAATACGGAGGATATCATGATTCGAATAACGAGCAAACAGCACAATTTCCGGCGCTGCGGGGTCGCCCATCCGAAAGGGACGACCGAGTACCCGGACGACAGATTCAGTTCCGCAGAGCTGAAAGTTTTTCAGGCGGAGCCGAAGCTGACGGTGGAGATCGTCGAGGAGAAATCTCCCGCCGCTGGAGCTCCGGAGGACGGGGAGCAGGTCGAAGGCACGGAGGAAGAGCGGCCGGACCTGACGGTGCGGGAGATAAAAGAGCGGCTGGAAGAGATGGGAGTCGAGCTTCCGCCCAAGGTCAGGAAAGAAGAGCTGCAGAGGATGCTCGCGGAAAAGCTGAGCGAGAGGGTGGTACCGGAATAGCATGGCCTATTGCATACAGGACGACATTCTGGACCAGGTCGACGAGGCCGTCCTTATCCAGCTGACGGATGACGCGGGCGCAGGTGCGGTGGACGCGGACAAAGTGATCAAGGCGATCGAGGACGCGGACGGCACCATAGACGCCTATTGCCAGGACAGGTACACGATTCCTCTTTCGCCGGTACCGGACAAGATCCGCCAGGTCAGCGTGGATATCGCCATCTATAATCTCTTTTCCAGGCGCGGGGACGCCGCGCCCGAGGTGCGCAAGGACAGGCACAAGGAGGCGATCCGGTTCCTGGAAGCGGTCAGGGACGGAAAGATCAGGCTGGGAGCTGCAACGCCGGCGCCGGCAAATACGCCGAATACGGTTAGCATTTCGTCGAACAAGAGGATCTTCGATCGCGACAAGATGAGCGGGTTTTAATGAGCGGGAGGCTCCATAAAAAGATCCGGCGGGCGGCCCGCAAGGCGGCGGATAAACGGTTTATCGGGATGGTCGGGCAGATCGGGCACCTGCCGTTCAGGAAGCGGCTGTGGTTCGCCCTGAAAATTATCAAGGGGGCCCCATGAATTAGCCGAAGGGCTGATAGCTGATAGCTGATCGCTGACAGCTGACCGACCAGAGGGAGGTCACATGCACGAGTTCGAGGAGCTGGAGGAGGTTATTCTCGCCGTGCTCGAGCCGCTGAAAGACCAGGGTGTCAAGACCCTGGAGCTTTACGCGGGCCAGGCCGAGGCGGAGGACATCGAGGAGCTGGCCAGGATGACGCTGCTCTTTCCCTGTGTTTACGTGGTGGCCACGGGCCTGGCGCTCACGCACAAGGACCGCTACGATGAGGAGGATATCGGGATCATGCTCCTGGTGGGCGACCGCAACCTGCGGGGAACGGAGGCCTCGAGGCGCGGGGATTCGACGAGCATGGGAGTCTATGAGATCCTGGAGCTGGCCGAGGGACTGCTGCACAGGAAAAAGATCCACAGCTCCGGCGTCATGCTCCTGCGCTCCGCGGCGCCGCTGTACCTGGCGCCAAAAAAGGGGCTTTGTTTTTACGCGGCGAGGTATGAGTTTAAAACAATAAAAGCGTAAACAGCCGTTTACGCTGACCGCTGACAGCTGACCGCTGACAGCTAAAAAAGGAGGACAGACAATGCCATTAGCATCGAGCGCGGACAATATCCGCTATTACGGCACCGGCAGGGCATACGCCGGCGAGGTGGGTGAGGCGTCGTTCGACGACCTGGGGGAGCTGGAAAATATCAATTTCGCCCTCACGATCACGACCGAAAAGCTGAAGAGCACGCGGAACGCGGCCAGGGCGACGATCATCGAAAAAGAGACGGAGCGGGACGCGGTGCTTACCTTCGGGCTCCGGGAGATGACGAACGAGAACCTGAAGATGACCCTGCTCGGATCGGCGATCAACACCGACAACCAGGCCGCGAGCTATGTGTATCACGATGAAGTCGGGGCAGCGGCGGACGTGAACCTGGTCGACGATCTTTATATCGATCTGGGCAAGCTGAACGTGTTTTCAACCAAGCTGACCGGGACGATTACGGGGACGCTGGCAATAGGCGACACAGTGACGGGCCAGTCCTCGAGCGCAAGCGCGGAGATCGCCTTCGTGGGCGATGATTATCTCGAGCTGATCCATGTATCCGGAACATTCGAGGCCGGGGAGACCGTCCAGAAGACCGAGGGCAATAATATCGTTCCGGCGGGCATCGAAATTCTCGAGGACGTGGTGATCGCCAAGGCGGACGGAACGGAACGGCGCGTGCAGGGTACGGATTACAGCCTTGATCCCGACTACGGGTACATCCGCAAGCTGAGCGGCGGGGACATCATCGACACGGACTTTATCAGTTACGATTACGAGGCCGTGGAACGCAGCTACATCTGGGGGATGTCCGCCGGATCGGTGGAGCGCAAGCTGATCTTCGTTTCCGACAAGGACGACAACGGCGTGCGGCAGAGATGGACATTCCACAAGGTCAATATCCTCCTGAACGGTGAGTTCCCGCTGATCGGGGAAGGCGCCTCGGTGCTCGCGGTCACGGGCACGGTGCTGAAAGACACGGACCAGGCCAGCGGCCAGGAGTATTACAAAGTCGAGACCATGTAATAAATTCCCCCTGCCCCCCTTTTCCAAAGGGGGGTTGGCCCCTTGCCCATCTTTGAAATGGGGTTGGCCCCTTGCCCCCCTTTTTCAAAGGAGGGTTGGGGGGGGATTTGGAGGACCCATGAGAAAAGAAAAGCCGTTTAAAATCGGCGACAAGAAATTCACCGCCCGTGAACTCACGGTCAAACAGATCGCGCAGATAACGGATTCGCTGGGGAAGGACACGGAAATCAGCGATATCGACATGCTGTTTCCGGACCGGCTTCCCTCGGAAGCTCTCGCGATGAGTCTCGAAAGCACGATCGAGGACCTGGGGGAGTATGCCCCGTCCGAGATCGAGCTCATGATCGACGCGGTTGAAGAAGTAAACCCTTTTTTTGCCGGCCTCCTGCAAAGGCTGGCAAACCTCGGAAGGGCGGCGCTGGCAGCGCAGGCAGCGCAGAAATCAGAAGAGCAGCCTGCCGCCTGATCATGGTGGGACACGCGCAGGCGTGGGAGTACGGGTGGAGTTTTTTCAACCTCGCGATCGAGGAGGCCGTCCGGTGGCTCAAGCCCCCGGAGAGTGAGCGATGACGGACCGCAAAGTCACCATAACGGTCGAGGCAAAGGACCGGACAAAGGAGGAGCTCCGCAAGACCAGGGACGAGCTGGACAAGACCAAGAAGTCCGCGGCCGGCGCCCGGAAGGTCATGGAGGCCCGCTCCGCCCTGGGGGTGCGGCCCTACAAGGAGATCCGGGACGAGATTACCAAGCTCCGTGGATCCTATGACACGCTCAAAAAATCCGGGACCCTGGCGAGCAACGAGCTGTACCAGGCAAAGGTCAAGCTCAAGCAAAAGACCGCCGAGCTGAGGAAAGAGACCGGCGGCTGGGCCGGGGACCTGGGCAAGGCAAAGGCGGGGCTGATCGCCCTGGCGGGGGCCGGGTACGCGGTTATCAAAACCTTTAACCGCTACAGCGAGTTCTCCCAGCGCATGGCGGAGGTCAACACCCTGATCGACGTGAGCAAGGAGCAGTTCGGCTCCCTGGGCGACGAGATCAGGAAGATGACAAAGGAGATCCCCCAGAGCGCGTCCGAGCTTGCAGCCGCGGAGTACGATATCCTTTCCGCGGGCGTGTCCCTGGAGAAGTCGGTCGGGGTCCTGGAAAAATCCGCAAAGGCGGCCGTGGCGGGCGTCACGGATACCAAGACGGCTGCGAACGCGGGGATCGCGGTTATCAACGCCTACGGCAAGTCGATCGACGAGCTGGACGAGACCTACGACATCCTGTTCAAGACCGTCAAGCTCGGGGTCACCACGTTTCCCCAGCTCGCCCAGTCCATAGGCGAGGTCCTGCCCACGGCAAACGCCGCAGGCGTGGAGTTCCGGGACCTCTCCGCGAGCATAGCCACTCTTACCAAGGCCGGCCTCCGCACGCCCATAGCCATGACCGCGCTCAAGGGCGCGATCAATGCAATGGCCGCACCCGCGCCGGAGGCCAAGAAAAAGTTCGATGAGCTCGGGATTACCTGGAAGGGGCTGATCCCGACCCTGGACGCCATCCGCAAAAAGGGGCTGTCCATCGATCAGATGCGCCTGCTGATCCCGGACGTCGAGGCGCGCACCGGCGTTCTGGCCCTGACGCAGAACTTCGATGTCCTCCTTAAGACCCTGGACGAGATGGCGAACGCCTCCGGAGCGATGGTCGAGGCGTACGACAAAATGAAGGACACGCCGGAAAACCAGATGAAGCTCTTCAGAAACGAGATCGACGACCTGATGATCTCCGCGGGCGCCCTGGCGTCCAAGGGCCTGCTGCCACTGGCCAAGGGATTGCGGGAATTGATCGATTCGTTCAGGGAGCTGGACCCGGTGACAAAGGGACTCGTGGCCACGCTGGCGAGCGCGGCGGGCGCGATGGCAATCTGGAAGCTGGGCCTGGGATCTATCGTGATGGGGCTCAAAGGCGTTATCGTCCAGGCCGGGGCCGCCCAGGCGGCCGTCGGCTCTTTGAGCGCACAATTTGCCGCGTCCGGCATCGCCATGAAGGCCTCCCTGGCCGCGTCCGTGGTGTATACGACGTACCAGCTGGTCAGGCTGGGCATAGAAATTTATAAGTCGATCCGGGCGGCCAGGGAAGCGCGGGAGGCCCAGGACCGGCTCATGGAAAACTCGGACCGGCTCATGCACAAGTATGAAGAATTCAAGGAGGTAATAAAGCTCCCGGAGGATATCACGAAGTTCGCGCAGGAGGACCTGGAGGAGTTCAGGCAAAAACTGGCGAAGGCCCGGGTATATTATACGGCGCTCAAGGCCAAGCTCGAAGAAAAGGGAGCGAGCAAGGAGCTGGAGGTCGTCAAGGCCATCCTCGAACAGATCCAGGCGGATTTCAAGAAGGTCGGGGAGGCCGCGTCCGGCGCGGCCGGGGAGATGGAAAAGCCCGTTGAGGCTGTGGAGGCGTTGCCAAAGGCACTCGACGAGTTCGAAAAAGCGGCGAAGAAGGCCTACGACGAGGCCAAGAAGCAGGCGGCCGATTACGCGAAGCAGGTGATCGACTGGGAAGACAAGATCAAGTACGCCAGGCTCTCCACTGAGGACAAGCTCCGCGAGCTGGGCCGCAAGGGCCTGGAGGACGCTGAGATCTGGGCCGACAAGAAGCTCCAGGCGGAGGAAAAGCTGTACGCGGCCAGGGAGGCGATGGCCAGGGGCGATTACCAGCTCGCGGAAAAGCTGGCCAAAGACGCCGAAGGACTTTACGCAGACCTGGCTACCGAGGTGAAGAAGAGCGAAGGCGGCAAGGACGTCGTGGTCCGCTCCCTGGAAGATACAAAGCAGGTGGCAATCAACGGCGTTACCGAGGTCGGGAACTTTGTCGAGGAGCTGTATTCGCTGCAGCGGGACGCCGCTGCGAGCGCCAGGGACGAGTGGACGGCCACGGCGGACGGAATAATAAAACAGCTCTACGAGATCGCGAAGCAGCGCGAGGCCCATGTACAAATCACGCTGGGCGGCCTTGAGGCGGCCAAGGAGGAACTGAGAAAGCTAACCGAGTCTGCCACCAAGCATATCACCGTTATAACGCACCACGTGGACGCCAAGGCCGCAGGCGGGCTTGCGGGGCTCGCATCAGGAGCGAGGCTCGCCGGCTACGGCGGGGGCGACAGGATACGCGCCCTCCTGGAGGCCGGGGAGTTCGTGGTCCGCAAGGAGGCGGTCAGAAAATACGGGGCGGGCCTGTTCCAGGCGCTCAACGCCATGAAGCTGGATCTGTCCGGCATGGTACGCGCCCGGATAGGAGGCCTGATCTCGAATATCTCCCTGGCTGCGATGGCCGGGCCGCAGTATGCGTTTCAGGCGGGCGGCGCCGTGCCGGCGCCCGGGGAGACCATGACCATACGCTTTCAGGCGGGCGGCGCCGAGATGCCGTTGACGGTCATGGGAGACAGGAAGGTAACCAGGGCGATGGTCAGGGAGTTCGAGGCAGAGCTGATCAAGATGGGATTATCAAAACGTTAACCGTTCACCGTTAACCGTTCACCGACGGACAACGGACAACACATAAAGTATGCCTGATTTTGCATTTTACAGTACTGAGATAGATCCTACAACCGACCCGGCAGCGGCGGATCCCGCTCCGGAGACCCTGGTGGTTCTGGACCAGGTGCCGATCCTGGGCGATGCCCGGTACGAGCTCCAGGCCGGGGAGACCGGGCGGGGCAGCGTGATACCGACCCTGGGCGGCGCGGTCGTCCAGGACTTCGGGGTCGTGGACGGGGATCAGAGGATCTCCTTTGCCGACAGCGACGCCCTGAGCGCGGAGACCGTAGCGGATCTCAGGACCATCCACGAGACCGTGGACGGGGAGTATTTCTTTACGAACGGCTATGATATATGGCGCGTCCGGTTTGCACGGCCGGCCGGGCTCAGGTACCGGAGAAATTTGTTCTGGGCCGCGCACGGAACGGTAATCTATTCGTATGAGATCAACCTGATTGTTGCGGCAAGCCTGCGGCCCGCTGTGGCGGATTGCGGGCTTTCGCTGGAAGCCGTCGCAGGGAGTTAATGACG